CCTAGATTGGTTTAGTGTTTACCATTTAAAAACACCCCTCTTACCGGAGTATCGGTAATGTATTTTAATTAGGTTCTGCGTAAGAAGGTCTCTTTCCTATTGTTTATAAAAGAGATACCGTATATTGGCGCTTTATGTTAGGAAGCGCTGTTGTTCGGTAGAGGGCCCTTGCCCTCGATATATTGCATCAACATAACCCGTGTTGTTAAATAAGGATGGATAAAAGAAACACTCCTCACCTATATGGTATATAAGAGGATTTATTTTTAGTGTTACACATTTTCTAGTCCTTTTTGGACGATCCATGTAAAGTGGATGTTTCTGCCGTATTGCAGGAATTATGCTCTGGACGATGTGTGATGTTAATTATAAATGATCAGGGGGGGAAGATCCCACTGAGCGATGTTCCAATGGCATAAGTGGAACTAGCCGTAGAGCCGGCGAGAGAATAGCTGTAAATCCCATTGAATCACGACCTATAATGAGTACGAATAAAGTTAAACCACAAGAATCTCGTAAGTATGTCGATGCTAAGCCAGTTACCACACCTAAGTATTTTTATGGAAGGCAAGGTAATTATGATAAGAAATTGCATCGTTGGAATTTTCAAACGAGTGATAAACCATTATTAAATTTGTCCATGCATGAGCGAATACTCGCTCATCAATCTTTTGAGGAAGATTTGAAGAGTTGGTGGAAGCGATTGATAGGGGATCCCCTAGCTGAATTACAGTGGGGAGATCAAATATTGAATATGTGGTTGTCGCGGCGGAAAATGGATGTTAAATTTATTAGCAAACTATTAGAAGATATTACTTGCTTTATTGGTATGTTGATTAATGCCCATAATTCGGATGATACCGTACGAGCTATTATAATCCTTGCAAAATTGCGCCATAATGGGCCTGTTTTTTCCGAAGAGTATTTTAATTTAGTTGCTTCAAAGATGATGCAAATGTATGAGAATATTATGGGATTGTTTCCGCAGTCCTCTGAATCGCCATTTTTGCCTTTGCGGCAGTTGTTGGATAATTTTGAGGAAATTAGGAATTCTCCTATATTTGCGAAGACTCACAAATTTTTGTGTTATATCGTTTGTTCATCTTGCTTGGAGACTGTAGGTATAGAATTTTCGGATTCTATATTCGAGAAATTGCATATTAATGCAGTGGAGAGAAAGAGATATGGTAAACCTGGAATTGATTTTCTGCATTGTATGTTAGATACGGTAACTTATTATTTAGAAACTGGTTATCAATGTTTTGTGCGGAAATCTTTTGATCCATTGTATCACAGTGGCTCTAAATACTCTGACTGGTTCGATCGAGCTTACGATATAGACCGTGAAAGTAAATTGCTGACTAATTGTATACCGCATGGTTTTACGAAGCATGAGTTTTTAGGTAAATTGCGAGATACTTTGGAAGAAGGTGAAGCTATAGCTAAACATGCAAAAAGTATTGGTATGCTTGAAGCTAATGCGATCAAAGCTATGTTATCAAATTTAAAATATATTCGAGATCGAGAAATTACGCGGAAGTCAGCAGCCTCTTCGAGGCCGGCCCCGTTTGGTATCTTGATTTTTGGAGGTTCTAGTGTTGGAAAATCATATTTCACCAACTTATTATTTGCTCATTTTGCAAAATTATTTTCAAAACCTTTGGGTGATGAATATATATATACACGATACGGTAAAGATAAGCATTGGAATGGATTTACTTCTCAGTGTTGGGGTATTAAATTGGATGATGTTGGCTTTTTGCATCCTAATATTACGGGATCCACTGGTGATCCTACGCTTATGGAACTTATTGCGATAATTAATTTAGTTGCTTTAGTACCTCCTCAAGCTGATCTAGCTGATAAAGGCAAAACTCCTGTTACGGCCGAATTAGTAGTGGTGACTACAAATACATTGCACATGAATGCTGTTTATCAGTTTTCATGTCCTTATGCTGCTCAGCGTAGGACTCCATTTGTGGTTGATTTGAAACCTAAGAGACAATATGCTACAGAAGATGGCATGAGTATTGACCCCCTTAAATTACCTCCTCCGAACACGTATGATTATCCCGATTTTTGGGAGATTGAGGTGTTGAAGGTGGTGCCCGCCACTCAGGAGCGGGAACGCGCTGTAGGGAAGTATATTATTATACAAAAGTATGATTCAATTTATCTGTTTTTGGATTGGTATACAACAATAACGCGCACTTTTAGGAAGTCTCAGGCCCAGGCCGTGCAGGCTTCAGAGACGCTTAAAGCAGTACCTGTTTGTGCTGTATGTGGAAAAGTACAAAGGGATTTTGAGTACGGCTGCAAATGTTTGGTTGAACAGTCACAAAACACTGTTCCTGGGTTGGAAGAGTATATTCGATCTGATTGGGTATTTTTTACACTCATGAGTATCTTTCCAAAGAAGAAACCACCTTTGTGGATCCGATATAGAGATTATATAGAGATTTTTCTCTTTCTCTATGTGAACACTACGATGTTGTGGGGTTTATTTCAACTTTTGTTATGTTATACGTATTTTTTTGGTTTTACTTCTTTTTGGTTTTTATTTCCATTTCTACTGTATTTTGGAAGATTTGGTGTGGACTTTAGAGTAGGTCAGAAAAACATGTGGAGACGTATCATCTCTACAGCAGAGTGTAATGAGCTAGTGAGGAGAAAGGTTCGTCATAATATTCAGCAGTTTGGGAATCATATAGATCAAGTTGTTTTGCGAGGAAATAGATTGAAGGATATAAGGGTAGCCTTAGTATCAGCATCTTTTGTGGGTGCCATGGCTGTTATGTTTTATCGGTATCTGAAGAAACCGCAATTGCGAGGTCAATCGTTGGAGGATGCCGGTCATGCTCCAGTTCCATCGGAAGAAAAAGAAGCCTACAATCCTTGGTATAATGACGAATTTATTCTAACACCTATGCATTTATCTAGAACATCTAAATCCTGGAAGGGAATGAACCCAACTAATGTTGATGAGATAATACAGAATAATTGCGTGCACTTAGAGGTGATTTGCTATAAAGATAAGGATCCAGTAAGGCGACGGAAAACGAAAGCTTTTTGTGTTAAGAACCATTTATATGTAGCTAATGCTCATGCATTTGAGGGGTACGATAAATATTCTCTTGATGTAGTAATGACTAGTAAAGTTGGTGTCAACTCAAATCTACACAATATTAAACTTAGTAGGGAAGATTTGTTTGTCGTTCCAGATAGTGATGTAGTGCTTTTCCGACTTCGTCAATTACCTCCAAAGAAGGATTTGAGTTCTTTGTTGTTACCTAATCACACTAAGGGTACTTTTAAAGGTTACTACCTTAGTAAACATAGCAATGGATCTGTATCGCGTAGATTAATAGATAATCTTCGATATACTCAGTATCCTGTAGGAGCTATTACTTTAGATGGCTGGATGGGTACTGTTGCCGCGGGGGGTAATACCGACTATGGAGACTGTGGTGCTATTTTGTTGACTAACACTGCTTTTGGTCCCGCCATTTTGGGTATCCATGCTTTGGGTAAAGATCGAACGGTTTTTGTGCAACGCTTGAGTAGCGAAATGGTTGAGTTAGTTGGCTTGTTGGGCGGAACTGTGAGTGCAGGATCGCCTAATTTAGAGGCTATTGGAGTGAGTAAACCTCTTAGTAATTTACACAGGAAATCTTGTTTTAGATATATTGAAGAAGGGCACGCTCATTTGCTAGGTTCGTTTGTGAATTTTAGAGGTAAAATGAAATCTAGAGTTCGTAAAACACTAATGCATGATTTAATGATACAAAAGGGCTATGAAGTTAAAAACGGAGCGCCTAAGATGACAGGGTTTGAACCCTGGCGTCATGGTGCTTTAGATTTAACTCACCCTATTGTTGGAGTTAGTGATGCAATAGCGCAAAAATGTGCTCGAGCTTTTTTAGATGATATTCTAGAGAAATTGCCAGAAGGTGAGATTAAATTGATAGAAGTATATGATCAATTTACCGCCATCAATGGGGCGGCAGGTGTTCGCTTTGTGGATAAAATGAAACGAAATACCTCAGCTGGATTTCCATGGAAGAAATCCAAAGCCCATTTTTTAATCCCTACTGATCCTGTAGGAGATTTACTCGACCCTGTCGATTTTACACCAGAAATTAAAGCTAGAGCCGAACAAGTGTATGAGTGTTATGTAAATTCGGAGCGATATTGTCCAGTGTTTTGTGGTAATCTGAAGGATCAGGCCATTCCACAAAAGAAAGTGGAAACTGGGGCCACGCGTATTTTTTGCGGGGCACCAGTAGAGTGGTCACTTCTAGTTCGGCAATATCTTTTAGCTTTTATTCGGGTTGTGCAAAGAAACATTTATGTTTTTGAAGCAGCTCCTGGAGTTATCGCTCAATCTCTACAATGGGAAGAAATGCGAGACTATCTAATACAATTTGGTCCCCATAAAATGGTGGCTGGTGACTATAAAGCTTATGATAAGAAGATGAGTCCAGTTTTCATATTAGCGGCTTTTGATATAATAGAGGCTTTGTGTCGGAAAGCGGGGTATAGTGATCTAGATTGTAAAATAATTCGAGGGATAGCAGAAGATACTGCGTATCCGTACGTAGACTTCAATGGCGATCTTGTCGAATTTTACGGTTCGAATCCGTCGGGGCATCCTCTGACGGTGATCATTAATAGCTTAGTTAATTCATTGTATATGCGTTACGCGTATTATACATTGAATCCCACAAAGGATTTGTACACTTTCAAAGATAATGTTAAATTGATGACCTATGGAGATGATAATATTATGGGAGTTTCTGATCAAACACCATGGTTTAATCACACGACGATTTCTCAAAATTTAGGTGAATTGGGCATTGTCTATACGATGGCAGATAAAGAGGCAGATTCTATACCTTATATTCATATTGATGATTGCACATTTTTAAAGCGTCATTGGCGTTGGGATGCTGACATAGGCGCGTATGTTGCACCTTTGTTAGCTGATTCTATAGAACAATCGATGCTTTTATGTGTGGAATCGCAGGCAGTACCTTTTGAGGTCCAGTGTGTTGATATTATTTCCGCTGCTGGGCGAGCTTATTTTGATCATGGTCGAATCATTTTCGAGAGTAAGCAGAGAGAGCTGAAAGAGATAGTTACACTATTAGAGCTCGAGAATTATGTTTTGGACTCCACTTTTCCAAGTTGGGATAGTTTGGTGGAGAGTTTTTGGTTGGCCTCTAAAGGGGTTGTTGTCCAGAGGTTGGGGATGATTCCGCAATCTCTGGACGAAGATTATGGCGAGCAAGCGGTATGTCCAATATGCGAAGTCATATATTATTTCGATGATGGTCACGTAGAGTTTCTTGAAGATATTTCTATATGTGAATTATGTTATGAGTGCACCCAATGTTTCACGTTACATGGAGTTGATATTTGTGTGCACTGTATGTCCAATCTACACCATCTAGTTGGACAAATTCGGCGAGAACTATCGTCGAGCGAGTAGCGAAACCAAAATAGTAGTATATTTGTATTTTACTGCGGTCTCTCACCGGTGGTGTGGAGAGAGATTGAGTGTGGACTAATATATATTAAATCCGCTTTGGTGCTCCCAGAAGTAGCTGTTTAGCTAGAGTGCAGATTCTCAAAATCCACCAAGCGTCTGTTGGTTATAGGTTAAGCCTTCAGATTTAACAAACTACCTGCGAAACAAACATTTACTATTTTAGAGGATTGTATAACAAGCACACCTCTAATCTCATGCGCTTGTCTAGTCTTTCAATCTGAAGATGTTACTTCTGATGCTCACTCGGCTCCGGCTGATATGGCTGGTAATGTGACCATACAGGAAGTGATTCAATTTTTGGATGAAGATAAAGGTCAAACCACAGGATTTGCTTCAGTTATGGACCCTGTGGAGACCAATGATGATACCCCAGTGAATAACGATTTGGGAGATTTCCTTAAGCGTCCAGTTAAAATAGCCACCTTTACGTGGGCTGAATCGGACGCTGTGGGTACATCTCATACGTATTCGCCATGGCATTTGTTTTTTAACGATGCCAAAATTAAATATAAGACCAACAATTACTCTTTTATTCAATGTGATTTGAAGGTTAAAGTTATGATTAACGCTTCTCCTTTTTATTATGGGGCGTTGTTGATGTCTTATGAGCCATTACCTAATTTTTCAGCGGGAAGTTATGCTTCTATAACGAATGACACTGGTACTCGGTATTTTATACCGTATTCTCAGCGGCCCCATTTATGGATTTATCCAACTACCTCTGCTGGAGGTGAAATGACATTACCTTTCTTTGTTCATAAAAACTGGCTGCGGTTGCAAGTAGCACAGGATTTTACTGACATGGGTGAGTTGACGTTCCTTAACTATACGGCATTAGCGAGTGCCAATGGTGCCACAGGTGTCGGTGTCACCGTTCAAGTTTATGCATGGGCAGAAAATGTCAGGATTGCTGGCCCATCGATGGGTCTTTCTATGCAAGTTAGGGATGAGTATTGTGGTCCGGTGAGTGGTCCGGCATCTGCTGTGGCGGCGGCCGCGGGCATTCTTAAAAAGATTCCTCTTATTAGTTCATTCGCTACGGCTGCTGAGATGGGTGCCAACGTGGTGGCGTATGGTGCTAATTTATTGGGATTTACCAATACTCCAGTTATTTCAGACGTGCAACCGTTTAAGCCCACTGCGATAGCTCCTATGGCTTCATCAGAGATATCTTATCCTGTCGAGAAATTAACTATTGATCCTAAAAATGAGCTTACGATAGATCCGGCTGTTGCCGGTCTTAGTCCAGTGGATGAATTGTCAATTACTCATTTAGTTCAGCGAGAATCATATTTGTGTACTGCTTCGTGGGCGACGTCTAACGCTGCAGATGATATATTGTTTTCTTCAGCTATTGGACCTACAATGTTTGATAATGATAATGCAACAAATTCTAAGGTTTATATGACTCCTATGTGCTGGATGAGTTATAATTTTGCTCACTGGCGCGGTGACATCATATTTAGGTTTCGATTTATAGCATCGCCCTATCATAAAGGTCGAGTTCGAATCATTTATGATCCAACTGGTTATGCTGCAGAGAACATTATCTCTGATGTTGCGTCTAACACAGCTGTTTTTAATCAGATTGTGGATCTCGGTAAAGATACAGACGTGGAAATCCGAGTACCTTATCAACAAGCGTATGCTTGGTTGGCCAATCCGGGTTATCCCCTTTTAGCCAATCAATTGTGGTCAATTTCTGCTTCACCGACTTATCTACATGATGATGAATACACCAATGGAACCATAGTCATGAGAGTTCTTAATGCTTTAACTGCGCCAGTGGCATCGTCCACTGTTAAAGTTCTAGTGTTTGTTAGAGGTGCTGATAATTTGGAATTTGCAAATCCCGTCAATGCTTTCAGTGATTTGAGTACTAAAGTGTATTCGTACTTAGCGCCTCAGTCATCTGATGAAGAATATGATCAGGCCGAACGTCAGCGTTTGGTTGCTGGTGCTGTAGTGCATTCCCCCGCACCACAGCGCTATTTAGTTAATTGGGGGGAAGCGATTATGTCTCTCAGACAATTAATGCGGAGATCTTCCTTGGTTAGTTGTCGGTCGACATATACTGATACTACTCATTTAGAGGTGTTGTACCAGCGATTTATGTCTAGATGGCCCACGTCCCCAGGTTATGACACTAATGGAGTTGATACAGCAAAGGGAGTTATTACTACGGGATCTAATTTCGCATATAATTTTTGCGAGTTACACCCCATACAGTATGTAGCTCCGGCATTTATTGGGACACGAGGATCTGTAATTTGGCATTTTAATGTAGCCAATCCAGACGTTGTCACTAGCATTAGAGTGTATCGTTCACCATTAATTAATACTGTGGCTGCTGAGAATGTCACCACTTTGGCAACTGGTTCCACTGCTTCGGCCATAGCTCGCTATTACACTCATTACTGTAATGGAGGTTCTGGTGGTCAAGCAGTGACTAACCAGCGAACACAGGTGGGTCTCTCTGTTTCACTCCCCAATTATTGTAGATATAAATTTCAGTCTACATCTCCTCTTAATTCAACTGCTTTGCAGGAATTAGATGGTACTCGAAAGGATGCTCATACATTAGAAATAATGCAAAATGGCACTTTTGGTGCTGCACCAGGTTCAACTAGAGTGTGGTCTTATGCCTCTATTGGCTCAGATTACACTCTTCATTTCTTCCTTAATGTACCAACTATGTGGATTTATTCCGCATATCCGACAGCCAATTAGGCTATAATTTAAAACACGATACGGAACGATTTCTCTTATTGAGGAACGTTGATGTCCGACATCTATAAGCATGATACTTATAGGTGAAGGTGTTGCGATCAGTCGTGTCTCCATTTTAATGGAGTTTTAAAATCAGTACTTTTGTTTAAAGTAGGGGTTTAGAAGCGCGTTTAGAAATATATCACTTGTAGTTTTTCAACGGGCTTTTGGCCCCGGAATTTTTTTATACGAGTTGATACTAATCGCAAACTTTTTACCCTTCGCTCTTATTAG